AGATAGAAAGTACTTTCTTTCATGTTTGCGTATCTTTGCAGCCGTTTTCTGTTCTATAATGTATGTTAGTACTATCTTTCGTTTTTTGGTACGTTTGCAGCCGTCTTTTTCTGTTTCCGTTTTCACTCGCTTTTTGTTCCACGAAAATGTATGTGAAACATTATGCAAATTTTTGTATGTTTATGCAAAGTAAAAATGTATGTTTATGCAATGTATTATGGTAAATAGAAAACTTTGCGGAAATTTCAAGTTTTCAGCACCTTTACAGAAACGTTCTATCTTTTTACTTTTTGTTTCTTTGCTTTTTCTCTTATTTTGGATAATTTACAGAAAGCAGAAACAGAAACGAAAAAGCCGCTTTTTGTGGTGTTTTTGCCCGAAAACGTCCCTTTTTGTCGCAAATAATGTATTGATTTTCAGTGTTTTATACCTATATAGGGCAAACCACACCCCCACACCCCCGTTTTTGGCACTCGCAGGGTGGGTCAGCTCTCTTCGAAATTTTTTTTATTTTTTTTATTTTTTATTTTTTGTAAAATACTCTGATTTTTCAAATTCCGCTTTTCTACCGAATTTTGAGCATTTTCCAAAACATCATATCTACTTTTGATTTTACATAAGTTTTCGAGATATTCATTTTCGCTTATTTTCGTGCGTTATGGAGCGTTTTATGCAGCTTTGCGGTAAGTTTATCGCCATCGTATTTTGAACGTCTTAGAATACAATTTTCGAGTTATTTTCGTTTTTGCGGAAAAGTAAGGTTCTTCTCTGATTTAAGGTTCTTTTTTGATATATTCGGATTGCAGTTTTGTGTGATATTGATATGGGGTTGATGCGAAGCCTTCTTCTTGGGGGATGAGTATATAGTTTACTATATACAGGGGGTTGACATCCCCCATTACGGCTGCGCGCGAGGGTACAATTACTTATTTACGTGTTATTATTATATGGGAAATAGTTCAAATGTTAAATTTTCAATATGAAAAATCTGATTTATGTGGATAACATATATTTAATTGGGGATATGGGGAAAATGGTACAAATTTGCAATTTGTTAAACTATGTAAAGTTCGTTTTTGGCTTGATTTTTTTGGCGTATATTTGCAGCATAAATGTTTGATTTACGAATTACCGACTTTGGAATATGGCAGAAAAGAAATTCTACATACAGCGTTACTTGAAGTCCGAGCAGGGAGCTTGGAAGGCAGACGGATTGCGTAAGAGTCTGGAGGATGATTTTGGCGGCGGTTCTGTCCGCTACAAGTCATTGGATGGATTGAACTCCAAGGGAAAGCAGAAGGGTGTATATACCGAGAGCTATCCTGAGAATGACGCGTTGAGAGTGTTCGTTGACCCGAATGCTAGGCATGAGAGCACCAACGCTACGTTGTCAGTTTGCGTGTTCGGGTATGATGTTGACGGAACAACCGAGCTTTCCGTTACTGAGCAGATAAAAGCTGCCGAGAAAGCATGGGATAGTCTGTATGCTTACTTGGAGGGTGCGCTTATCTTGTGGTATGACGATTACAGACAGAAGAAAGCGTTGTTCTTGGTACAGGATGCTACAGAGCCATCAACGGACAACATCAAGAACATTCCGTATCTGCTCTGTTCTGTCAAGTTGGTAAACGTCTTCGGTCAGTCGTTTGATGGTGACAGTACCACGATTGAAGATTGGTTGAAGAATGGCGGAAAATAGAAACAACAGCATCCACTAGGCGGTAGGACGTGTCTCTTAGATACAAGTCTAGGCAAACAGAAGGTTCGAGTTCCTTCTACGGTCGGTGGATGCTTTAAAATATATGCGAATTATGAACAAATACAAGACATCAATTGAGGTCAAGGGCGAAAACATCAAGGCATTGTTCGACTGCCCTATCGTTACAGACATCAAGAAAGCAACCGATGCGGTCGATGATGGTTTGGACGTTACCGATATGCTTTATAGCGTTACTGCCGTTAATATGGCAGGTGCTCATAAGCAGGTGAAACGCGGTTCTGTATTGGCGCAAGACGTTTGCGGTCATTGGGAGATTATGACTGCCGATGAATGGGAGTTGAGGAAAGACGATACCATTAGCGATGGTTCATCCGAGGGGTTGTAATCATTTAAAAGTTGAGAATATATGCGAATAAAGGAAGAATCACTTGACAGGGCGTTGGAAGCGGCATCGTTGCAGACGAAGGGATTGCCGAAACGCTACACGGATGGTAAAGACCCATTCTGGATAATGGCAGTTGTGCTTGTTCAGAAGCGCAATTTGGAGGAATGCTACTGTATTTATCAGCAGAATGCGGACAAATACATGAAGCTTTTGCAAGACTTCGGCACACCGAGTCCTATCATGTCTATCAAGAGCATTCATCCTTATATGTATCTTGATGAGGCTCAGTTTTTGCCGAGCGGATGCATCGAAGCAAAGAAGAACTTTCTGAAAAACGAGCTTGGAGAAGACCCTATGGCTTATGAGGTCGATGAAATGACAGAATCGGACGTTAATCACGCGTTATTGGAGATTGCCATTGATAAACAGATGAGAGCTGATGAGGAAAACAAGAAAATCAACGTACTCAATGAAGGAAGCGATTTGGATGGAACGAGATTTGAGGACATTGAACGTCAGAAGTTCGAGTTTGAGTTAGCTGAAATGAGGAAAGATGGATGCTCTAAGAAGGAAATAAAAGAGTTCATTGACGAGTATAATGCCAGTCATAAGCAGAAAGTTGACGATGAGCCATACATTTCAGAGGAAGACCGCATTCATCAGGAAATGGAATCAAAGGACGTTGAGAAAACTCCCGAATGCAGTATTGAAGGTGAGTTTGATGCACCTGAGATAGACTATGATAAGCTTCATGAGGAATCAGAGGCGTTCAAGAAAGAACAGTTAAAAGTTGCCAAGCGCAAGTGGAAGCGCGCCTATGATGCCGATTCAGAGAAGCGTGACGGAAGAGAGTTCGAGAACGAATTTGGCGAAGATGAGGAATGTGAGACGTTGCAGTTACCGAATAAAGAAGCCGTTCCTGTAAAGCGAAAACCAGGCAGACCAAAGAAATCGTCATTGGATTACACTGCTAGCAAGCGCGACACGACAAAGAAACGCGGTCGCAAACCATCATCAACTAAAAAGTAACAGATTATGACTAAATCAGAGCTTTTGAATAACGTGTTCTTTGAGAATGCAAAAGGTGATTTACCTATCATATATATAACATCAGATGATGATGTTGTAAAAATCGGTGGCATTATCAATGCACCTATGGTTGGCAGAATTTATTTTAGTGAGGTCAAGAAAGCCATCACAAAGGATGATTTGCTTGCCAACAAAGAGTTCATTTGCGCAAGTGATGATTCTGAAATTCTTATTGATTTCGGTGGCTACAGACGTGAGACACTTGGTTGCTATATCGCGATTGATGATAGTTGCATTAATATTATTGAGCTATGAGGAATAACCATCACAATCCTAATAAAGTGCCGCCGTTCAAACCAGACCCAGAACATTGGACTAAGAAGGTTCATTCATGGAAGGCGAAGGTCGCATACGAGACTGGGGATGATGCTTGGGAGTTTCTGAATCAGAATCCGAAGTTACGGGCACAAGGTATGGCGGTGTATCGGTGTAGGATATGCAACAAATATCATATAGGGCACAAGAACAACAAATAAAAAATATAAATAGCAATGATAGTAATAAAAATCAAAACATGGAAAGACTGGAAGAAGGACTTTCTTGATTGGGTGCAAGCACCTCGACGCAGTACTTGCAAGGATTATGTAGATTATATGGAGGCTTTGCAAAATCGTGTTCTCTACAAAATAATAGCCGATACTTGCGATAAATACGACAATATGCGTGAGGGGCAAATCCAAGACATCACAGAAGCAGTCGAAAAATGCGTGGCTGAGTGTGCTAAAGAAGCACGCAAGTTAATCGATGAATGCCAGCCAGCAAAATTCTTCTAGGGATGTACTCTCATTACAAATAACACAAGCTCTACACATAACAAGCGCAGTCCGCGTTATTTTAAAACATAAATAGTTGAGAATATGAAAAAGTTTTTATTAGTTGCATTAATTGCAGTGGTGTCTCTATTGGCATCATGTAGCAGAAATCTGAGATTTCAAGAAGACAATCGTGAGTTGTATGACACTATTACGGTGTACTCTGTTGACAAAATCGTAGAAACGTCTGGGAGTAAAGACAGAATCAGTACAGAGACTTATTATCTTGTTGCTACAGACAAGGGAGCGTATCGTATAGATTTGTACGGAATATGGGGTAATCCTCAACTTGTTGGAGTTATAAAACAGAATAGAACATATATTGTTGAAACAAAATGGTTCGATGCTCCAATTCTTAAGGAATACAAACGTATAACTAAACTGATTCGTGAATTATGAAGAAGAAAGGATATTACGAATACGAAAACGGAATTCACCATTTGAAACTTTGGGTACACATCGGAAAAGACTTGAAAGAGCTGATAGATTCCTGTTTTGACAAATGCAAGGCTCCCGATATTGATTACGGCGGCGTTACGTATTACGGCGGCGTTACGTATTCCGATGCTGTCAGAAAGAGCGACAGAAGGCGCGGCGTTCTTGTATCGTTTCCGTGCCAGGTTATGTCGATGAACTATTGCTGCCATGCCATAGAGGAATATACTGACTTGGAACACGGCGGCGAGCCTTCTGCCTACTTGATGGGTTGGATTGCGTCTTGCATCAACAAGGCTCGTTTGGGCATTGGAAATTTCGTTGAAATTAAAGATAAGGAGAAATAGATTATGGATAAAAATGAGAAATTGAAACTTGGGGACATCTTTCTCGCGCCAAAAGAGTTTTTCCTAAATAATTCCGTCGGAAATGTAAAACAGAAAATAGAGAGTTATGCGGAAGTTAGAAAAGATGGCAGGGTTATGTGCGCGGTTGTTGAGAATATAGATTCTGTTTTTCCCCATGAATCAGAATATACAATCGCTATAAAACAAAAACACTTTGCACTTCCTATTAGGGTTGGTGTCAGCAAGGACTATAACTTTGATTGTATTGAATTGCTTTCTAAAGAAGAGATGAAACTTGTTGGTGTGCTTTGGTTTTATTTTGGGGCTTAATATAGAAGGAATAGCTTATGAATTATGATGATACTTACATAGGAACTGTGTTTCTTGCACCTGCGTCATATCTTATCGAAGAACTCCAAGAACAAGAAAAGGAAGTTTTCAAAAACAGAGTCTTTCAATATGACAATCTGGTTTGCGGAATTGTCGATAAGATAGATTCTAAACGCGGTTATGTTTGGGTAACGTTCAAAGTTCCAGACAACAACTACGCCGATTCGGGAATAACTCTAGCAATAGACTTTAAAGCTAATTGGTGCAGGTTTTGTGTCGTTAAAGGTGGAAAGAGGTTCAGTTCCTATCAGTTTCTCTGTCTCAAAGAGCGTGATATTATAGACATAATTAAAAATAAAGATTATGATTAAGAAAGAAGATATTAAGGTTGGGTTGCGATTTTATATCACAAAAAATGATTGCTTAAAATGCAATTTTGACCCGATAGGTATTCAGAGGGGCAGAACCCCTATTCTGTTCAATGTCGAGAGAAAGGATGCTGATGTTTATATATGTACATCTGTTAGCACAGATTACAAATATGTCGCTCGTTTTCGCGAGGAGGATATTATGATGTTTGGTACAAAGTTCGATATAGTAACGAAAGGTGAAAGAGAAGCCGCAAACAAAAAGACGGAGCAAGTATCTCACCCATCCCATTACGCTTGGTTGAAGGATTTGTGCGGTGTTGAGCCTTTGGATATTTGCAGACATCTTGACTTCAATACAGGGAACGCTATCAAGTATCTCTTGCGCAAGGATAAGGTGGATGGCAACAAAACAAAGACCGAGAAGCGCATTGAGGACTTGCGTAAGGCGGTGTTTTATATCCAAGACGAAATAAAATTATTGGAGCATGGCACAGACTAAATACACTTGTAAGGATTGCGTATTGTTGAATGATGAAGATTCTGAGTTCCCATATTGCATGGGCAAAGACTTATATACATACGCAAATCCTGACGATGATGCTTGCGGAGACATTATTCCGCTAGTATATACTTGCAAGGATTGTTTCTTCTTCAAGGATGGGGTTTGCCATAATACCACGGAGAAGAGATACACATCGAAAGAAAATCCTTCATGTAGAAATTTCGAGTACAAAACGATTGTAGAACAAAAATAAATATATAGTTATGGCTAGAATTGCAAAAAAGAAGACTGTTGACAACAATGCAGGTTTGCTTAAAGTTGTTGACGGAATCAACAGAAAAGATGTTGAAAGCGTTACCGACTTCGGTCATTTCTTCATCGTAATTTTGAAGGATAGTGCTATTTTCCACACACACATTGGATTTGAAGCACGTTTTAAGCGTTGGGGCGGTGTTGATATGGAAGGACACGCGCTTACCACTACAACATTCGCGTGGCTTGAAAATCTTGTCGCGATGAAGAACGAAGTAAAGGGGAAAGAAAATAATATTTTCCCTGAGACAGATGTTACTTATCAGGATATGCTTGATAGTATGGTTATCATCACAGAAGCTAACATTACTCATCCAATTACAGCGTTCACTGATGCAGATGATGCTGCAAAGTTCGCAAAGAACAAGATGGATTACATCGGGCGTATGCAGAAAGAGTTGGAAACTGTAATGAATACTCCAGTTTCCGAAGAGACAGAGGAAGACTTGAAGAAGAACTTTGAGCACGGTCAGCAAGCAATATTGGCAGAGCAAGCAGCCGAGGCTCTTAATCAAGGAAAGGAATAGCTTATGTATAATGAATGGTATATAGAACTGAAATACGGACTATTCCGAGATTACAGAATTGTAAGGATGTGTGATGCTAACGGAGTGAAGCGAGACGGTATCTTTATACCATTCATTCAGAACGGAATCAAATGGGATGGCGTAAAGGTTAAGTACCCTATTCAGTATCTAAAGCCGATTTGGGCTGCCGCCGATGGTTCTAGATTGCACAAGTTAGTTCCTATGGTTTCTGTGGATTTCAGGCAGAAGATGGAAGATGCAGGTGTATTGTCACCAGATGATAAATACCCTTGTGATACGGTAGGTTACGTTTATAAAGATAAAAATAAGATTTAACGGCTATGATATACTTAGGTAATGATACGATGGATAAGGTAGAACGGATGGTTTGCGAACAAGTGAACACGGCTATGAGTATTGAGGAGAAGGAAGGAGTGAATACAGATGATTTGTATGTCGGCAATACTAACATTCCTTTTGCGAGAGCGGTAGCAAGGAACTTTGTTCTTGACGTTCTGCACAATCGCTATGGTTTTTCCTATGCCATTATCGCACAGCGCGCGGACATCAATGAGAAATCTGCTATGCGCTGTGTCCGCAAATGCCACGAGCTTGTCGGGTACGATAAAACCTATGCGTATGTGAACACTTTAATTAACGATAGATTGAGAGAATGGTATGGGGAATAGCAATGAATTGTTGACGTTGAAGCGCAATGCCCTAAGATTGGGATTGTGCGGAGAATATAAAGGGAAATGGGATTCTGCCGCGAGTAAGCGAGAATTGGTAAATATGGCTCTTGATTCTAACGGAATTGAGTTTATGGCTGATTCTATTGCTTTCGGATGGGGATTGTCAAAAGAGTACCTTTTGAAAGAGTTTGGTGAGTTTGCTAATGGATTCTACCAATGTAATGAACATGGATATACTAGCGAAATGTATATAGGTGCTCATGGAGTTATAAAGGCGCGCTCTACGATTATTCTTGTCGCGTACTGCAAGGATTTGAAGATTGAAGTTCCAGAGAATATGGCTACTCGCATTTACGTGTGCGGAAAGAGTGAAGTTCGCATCGAATGCAAAGGAAAATGTGACCTTATAGAGTACGGAGAGGATAATGATGTTAAAATCATTGGCTACGATGATGTAAATATGACGTTAGGGCACGTTTACACATCAGAGTGGAATAGTTGTAAGGACGAACAAAAATAACGTATTACAGCTCATTTAAATAGCAAAGTTTGGTAAAAATATTTATATTATTTTCTAGTTTACAGAGTGTACGGCGGTACAACACAGACATAAAGTGTAATTTTACTTTTTATATTAGTTAAGGTTTAGTTAGATTTATGTTGATTAAAAAGGGCAAGTTCAGTTGTGAAACCGAGCTTGCCCTAATTTTATATATAGAACACAGAAAACTAATTCATAAATACCTTGATACCATTTCTTCCTTGCTTGTGACCGCCCTTTACACAGCTAGCCAAGGTGTCGCGAATATCAGTAAGTATTGTTGTCTGCAATCTCAACTCAATGAGTACAGGACTGCTTGATGTATCTTGTGTTATCGCGCTGATACTATTGCCGAGCTTTTCTAACAGAGTGTCGCGGATGATACGGACATCTGCTTGCTGAGTGGCTACATAATATCGTAGGCTGTTGAGTATTGACTCCAACGCCTGTGCGGTTGATTCTGTAACAGACTGAATACCTTGCTGCAAAGCAGATATATTTGAACTGCCAGTAGGTTTGACGTTGAGAACGTCCATCAAGTTCTTTGCATACTCATTGAATAATGCAAGGTTCTTGTCTTTCAGCTCCTTGATACCTTCGAGTTCTTTCTTGGTAACGTCAAGACCATTGTTTCCACCTTCGCTGCCCTCAGATACCGCTTTGTCGAATGCTTCAAGGATAGGCTGAATGTACTTTGATGTAGCTCTATTCATTAACTGCTTGGTGAGCATTGTATTGAAATACTCGTCAAACTTATTGTTGAGTGCTTCGAGTGCATCACTACCTTCATTGAAAGCATCTACCCACGCTTCCGAGAAAGCTTCAGCGGCAGATTTATAGTTAGACTGAGAACCGAAACCGCCAAGTGCTTCTGTCATAGACTCACCTAATTCTTTGATTGTAGTGTTCAAATCATCAATCTGCTGTTCCCATTCCTGAATCTTACTTTCATCAGGTTTCTTGCGACCGCGCTCTGCGTTAATCATTGCTTGGTACGCTTTCTGCTGCTTTTTAAGGGCATCGACCGATTTTTGGTTGTATTCGTAGAGCTTTTGCGTATCAAAGGCATCGTCCATACTCTTTTTAAGCTTTTCGTAAGCGTGTTGTAATGAATTTACAGCGCGTTCTTGGCGTGCAATTTCCTTATCAATCTTTCCTTCGTTGCTAAATAGTTTAGCTACGCCTGTAAGCGCGCCCATTGCGCCCGATACGACACCTGCATAGTTTCCGCTATAGTATGAACCGATTGCCTGACCGATATTGTCAACGACACTAAGAGTGTTTTCGAGTTGTTCATCAGAACCGCCCAAAGCTTCAAACAATCCATTGAATGCTGTTGCCATAGAGGAAACAATAGAGGTAATATCTGTTACGGACTTGCTAAACTTATTCTTAGCATTGTCGGTCTCGCCTTGAACATTGTTAAGTGTATCAAGAGTGCCTTTTGTCTCACTGTGCTGCTTCTTCATATTGTCGAGTTGGTTCTTCGACAAATCAAGATTGGTTTTCAACGTCTTGGTCTTCTCATCGTCCAATCCGTTAAGCAACATAGACTTGTTGTATTCAGCATCCAAATTGGCGATAATCTTACCTTGATTCTCTATATTCTTTTCTTCTTTGTCGTACTTGTCGCTTGTGGAGATTAAAGCATTGTCTCCACCGAGTTTCTTGTATTCCTTAGTGTACTTTACCAAATCCTTCAGTCCACTTGTGAAAGCCTTGAAAGGATTTCTTGAATTTCGAGTTTCCTGCAATTTGCTAATCTGCTCCGTGATAGCCTTGACTTGTGTAGGGTCGAGGTTCTTCATTTCCTCACGCAAGGATTGTAGCCTCTGTATCATATAGTCGAGTACCTTGGTGGATGTATGGTCGAGGTTCTCGAAAATCTTAACATACATATCAGAGCCTTGGAAATTCTTCCAAGTGTTCTCGCCAGTCTTTTTCTTGTATTGGGCAGTCAAATTCTCCTGCAACTGCTTTTGTAACTCAGGATTCTTGGCAATATTCGCATTGTTTTGGATTTTCTGCTTTTCCTCAATGTACCACTTATCCAACTGTAACTGGTCGGAAAGTTGCTGCTTGTATGCCTTAATCAATTCTTGTGCTTGATTAACTTGGTCTTGCTCGATTTTCTGATTGAGCTTTTGTGTCTGATTGAGATATTCTTTTTCGACATCACTTCCAGAGAACTTTTTCCTTATGACTTCGGCGGTATTCTCCAAATCAGAGTTGTATTGCTGAATAACCTTATCGCCCCATTTTGTGAAATCCTTACCATAATGAGTTTCGTAGTCTTTGATGATATACTTATTAAACTCATTATTTATGTCTTCCTGTACTTCATCAAACGACTTCGTAAGGTCTCCAAACATAGACTTAATAAGCTCATCAGACATACCCTCATCTTTCAGTTTTTTGTACAAGTCCATCTGAGAGAATGCATCATTGACATTTCTAGATATATCATCCTTTAATTTGTTGTATTCCTTCTCAGAAACTTTCAAATCAATGTCTGCCGAAATGCGGAATGCGTTACCTCGCTTTGTCAATTCCTTGTACTGAGAGCCAATCTCACGAATGCGTTTTGCCACAGATGCATCGTCTGGCAGAATATCATAAGCTTTCCATCCTACATTTTGCGCAGCCTCTTTAAAATACTTACGAGTAGCAGATAATGCGGTCTCTTTTGATTCCGTCTTAATCAACTCGTTGTATTTAGAGTTCATATCCTTTAACAGGGAAATACGCTCTTGCAAGATGTCTCTTTGTGCCTTATCTTGCTTGATTCTATTTTTTTTAGCATCACCCTCAAAAGGGTTAACACCCAAAGCTAACGCTTGCTGAGTCGCGGCTTGCTTCAATTCCCTAACCTTGGCTCTCACCTTGGCTACAGAAATTACCATTTGGTTTGCTCCAATTTCACCAGCCTTGAATATCTTTCTGATAGTATCATCAACTGTTATTGTAGGCGAGTTTTTGCCAACCGCGGCGAGTCTCTTTTCAACTTCTTTCCAAGATTTTGCAGCCTTTGCTGCTTGGTCTCCTTTCCCAAGGAAGCCTTCAAAAGCCTTATCGTCATCAATTTCTTTGACAACGAGGCTAATACCATACTTTTTCTTTGCAAAGAAATCATTAATATAATCATCAACCCAAGATACTTGCTTCTCCATATTGGCTTTATCAATATATACATTGATACCAAAGTGTCTATAAGCAAGGTCTCTCTCGTATTGATTCCAATCACGCTCTGCCGCAATTTTATCAATAAATGCTTGTATCTTTATTGGGTCGTTTTTGAACGCATCCTTCATGCCTGCAAAAACATTATCAAACTCGCTGTTCAATTCTTGCGCCTTATTTTGTACGCTGTTCATCGCACGGATAATGTCATTGAAATCAGCTTGCGAAGTACCAATGAAAGATGGCATTTTATAGTCGCTGCCGCCTTGTGTTATGTTGATTTTCTTTATCAACTCATACATGCGTGTCATATAATCAATGTTGGATTCGTTATCCTTTTGACCTGCACGTATCTCATCAAAGTATTTCTTCGTGGTCGAAGTGGCTTGTTTATAGTTTGCGTTAATGTTTGCTACAACTCTCTCCATTTGCGAAGACTTTGCGAGAGCATCAATCACAGCATCTTTGTAATCGTCTGCATCATCATCAAGTCCATCAGTAAACCAAGTATTCTTTGCATCATTCTTTGCATAGTTTCTTCTGAGAATCTCCATGTTATCAACGAAATTTTTATACTCTTTTTCAACCTTACTGAAAGTAGTATTAAGTTGGTTTACATCGAGACTATCTACATTGATTTTGAAAGTCAGTCCGTCTTTTGATGATGCATCAATAAGCTTTTGTAACGTTGTACGTCTATCTTCGACATTCTTTTCTAAATCCTTTCCTTCTAATTTGCCATTTGCATTTGTGGCTGCATTTGCAAGGTCGTTGTACGTTCCAGCTAAAGCACCTATTGCGCCCTTTGCCTTTATGGTTTCTTCTTCTGCCTTACGTACATTTTCGTTGTACTTGGAAATCTTATCGTAAACGGTAGTTATTACTTCTGCTACAGCGTAAATAGCAAGACCTACGCCTATACCTGATAATGAACTTTTAACGAGACCGCCAAAATCTTTAAGAGCTTTTTTCATTCCATCTAAGGAATTTACGAAAAGAGCCTTGTATCTCACGATACCTGTGCCAGATGCTTGCGAAAAAGCTTGTCCTAGACTAGTCTTTGTAAACATAGAATTAGCTTTTATGGCAATAAGAATAGGTATAAGAGCTTTTCCTATCTCTGCAAGAGTCTTCCAATTATCAAGCAGAGAAGTACCCCAGCTTACCATTCCCTTCATTGTGCCCTCGTTAGCCTTGCCAATATCATTAAGCATCACATCGAAAGCATCCTTCAAGTTGGAAATCTTACCTTGGAGAGTTTCAGCCTGAATCTCTTGCATATTGTAGAATGTTCCACCCTTATCGGTCATGCGTTGGAATATTGCCTCAACATCCTTAAATGTAACCTTACGCTTGGAAATCATATCAACAATCTGTGCGGTCGTGTACGCTTCTCCCTTAACTTCCTTAAAGTATTGTTGCAACTCACCATACATATTGATGCCAGCCTCAGTAAACTGACGAACCTCAGAACCGCGAAGGTATGCAGCAGCCTTAACTTGTCCGTATGCAAGGATAAGTCTTCCCATATCAACGCCAAGACCTGCTGAAACATCGGCAAGTCGCTTGGTTGTATCATAAAGTTTATCAGACTCAATTCGGTAAGCGGAAAGTTGTCGTGTGTAATCCACCAAGTCCTTGATACGGAAAGGTGATTTAACGGCAAGTTCAACTGTCTTGTTGAAAATCTCGTCTGCCTTTGGCTTGTTCTGCAAGATAGCTTCGAGTGAACGCTCTGAAAGTTCAAACTGACCTCTGACTGATGCAATCTGCTCGACAAAATTCTTGACAGAGCCCACTGAGAATGCAAATGCCATACGCTGTGCCCAACGTGACATATATCCAGCCATATATGATGTTTGTTCGGTCAACGCGCGAGAATTAACACCAGCCTCTTTCAAGTTTTTGTTATGTTGCTCAATTGCAGCATTGAGAATATCCAATTTTCGCTTATAATCAGCATCGGTTTGAGACAACTTCATACGAGCCTCTTTCAGATATTCTATAGCGCGTACTTGGCGGTTGAGCGTATTTGCAGTAGCAGAGAAATCGAGCGCACCTTGATAGGTGGTATTTGTCTTATTGTTTCTTGTCTGATAGTCTTTTGCCCTATCAGCGTATGCTTTTCTCTGTTTGTTGTTGTATGATTGCTCCGCACTCACCATCTTATCGAGAGCCTTCTGAAAAGCAACAGCACGTTCATTATACATCTGCTGCTGGTATCTCAACTCATCCTGTAATGCCTTCTTTCGCTTAATAAGTGCATCTTGGTCTGCCTTGGTGAGATTTTGTGTTGTATCTCGCAACATACTTTCAATAGAACCAATTTCTTGCTTTAACTCAGCAATATTCATACCGCTAGCACCCTTTGCAGATTCCTGTAATCTCTGAAATGCAAGTGCCGCTTGCATAATACCACTAGTGCCAGAACCATTCATCTTAGATAGCTGTGCTACCATATTTTGAATGTTCTGTGCAGCTGACGTAATGTTATTGTTCATATTACCTGCACTCGCACCTACGTTTGAGATACCACTGCTTGCATTTGAAGCAGATGCGTTGATTGTTGCGAGTTTTGCTATAACTTGGTCTAAAGAATTAAGGAACGGCTTAGTACCAACATACATATCCTTGAAAGATTGTGTTACACTAGACGCGGTATTTTTAGCCGTATCTTGTAACTTCTGCAACTTATCATCAGCCTCTTTGATTTTCTTCAATGCAGACTCTGGTATAAAAAGAGCACTGCCTAATGTTGAATCTGCCATAATTCAAAAGTTTAAGAGTTTATAAAATAGGTATTCCAAGGTCATTGAGATTTCGTAAATCCTCTGCACCATTGATTACATTTGCATTCTTTAATTTGTCGTTCTCCTGATTTTTGTCTTTGTCTGACGATATATACTCTATATGAGTAAAATCCATAGACGCAAGGCGAATCTGCGGAACGGTCATTCTCCACTTATATTCTTCTTGCGAGCACCATGTGTTGGCACGTAAGAAATCTATCATTTGTCCGTATTCTGTTCGTGAGGGGATAATTCGGCTGCTTGCTTCTTCCTCATCAGAGCTTGATTGCGGACGGTCTGAATCACATTGGTACTCGCGAAGAAAAAATCCACATCTAGCAAATTGAGAATCTCAACGAGTAATGTTGCCCAATCCTTGATGTCATAATCTCCCCAAAGCAACTGGTCGTAAACTTGTTGGTATTCCTCAGAATCAATGCGTTTCTTGTCATTTAGCAAGGATAGTGTGATTACTCTTGCCACCGATGGAATGTTGATAGCAAACTCCTTGATAACGTCACCCATTGATAAGTTTTCGCCCTTGACAATCTTGCAAGCCTCCTCTGCTATCATCCATTGAGTGCCTGGCTTCAATGCTCTTATCTCCCACTCTGTACCTTGCAATTTTACGATTGTAGGAGAATCGTTCATAATTTGCGCCAGACGTTCCATTGCCGCATCAGACAAAGGAGAACTAGGTAACACCTTATTCTCGTCTTCTATAGCTTGTTTCTTAGCCTTATTCGGGTCTTTTTGTGCTCTATATACTTTTCCCATATATATGAATTACTCTCTAATCACACTTACTGTTCCATTATACTTCTTGGATAGGTTTTGCAGCTTTTGAAACGACATAGAAATGACTCTGTAAGATTGTTTCAGATTACCACCGCCATCTTCCAATATCTTAGCGTATGGCATGGTAGCAACAACTGCCAAATCAATTACTCCACTAGGGGAATAATCGTTTTTGAGATATTCGTTTATCGCCTCACGACCTTTAATTTCTTCTCCATACCAATTCTTGCCTTTGGATGCTTTTGGTGAGGATGATAAGTAACCTATCTTTTCAAGCTTGCCTTCGACATAAATGCCATATCCGTAAGAATCATATAGGTTGTATGTTCGATGTGTGTACGTAATCTCTTGAATACATTCTCTTAACACATTCTTTGCATCCTTGTCTAATTCCTTCGTAATAAGCTTTAATGCTTTTTTGTATAATGTTTCAGCCATAAATGATAAAACTTAAAAAGGAGCGGACAGCATTAAAGCCGCCGCCCCTTGTATATAGTCGAGAATTGTTGAAGAATCTACACTATGCACCAGCAACTGGCAATGTGTATGCAGGGTCAATGTAGAATGGTGTCTTGCGAGTTACACCGCCATCTTTAACATCAACCAACTGACCTGTGCCAGCAAGTGCAACCTTTGCCAAGTTAGAGTTCAGAGACTCGATAGTTGTCTTGGAATTGAGCTGCAACTTAGGCAGAATCAATGCTGTGTGTGTAGTGCCGTCTGCGTTGTCGAAGACAACAGCGACCTCTGCATACATCAGCTTGTAACCAGATGGAGCGTAAATCTTACCATCAGTACCCTTTGTAAAGCCGCACAATGCAGTCAATACAGGAGCTTGAGTATCTGCAACCTCGGCAGCAAACTGATACTTACCAGTTGTCACGATAGACATGATAGGAGTATCAGAAGTCTCGCGCTCAATATCGGTAGTATCGTTATCGTCCTGAGAGATAGATGTGGTGTCGCGAACAACATCGTCCAAATCGTAGTAATCGTCACCAGCCGCATCGCCATTGAACGGACGAACAATAATGTGTGAAGGCTTAGAGAGCTTGATTGCACCTGCGCCTGTACTTGTAACTTTCGTTGCCATATTGTTATGAGTTTAAATTGTTATCCTAAATAAATGAAATAATTAACGTACAATAACCGAAACAGAAATAATCTGAAAATGGAACTGACGGTTTGAATCATATCCGCTATCTCTGTATAATACACTAATTGTATAGTTTGCGTCTCTTGATTCATCAATGATTTTGTCAAGAATGCCTTCCATCTTATCAAGTAGCTTCACATTCTTTCTCAGTGGAGTTCCCTTTGGTCTTGCATAAAGATAAATGTTAGCATAGCCAGAAGAATAACCGCCATAATCTCTTTGCTGACCTACGTCCACATTGACAAAATCATCCCAGTTCTTACTAGTTGTAGGTGGCAATTCTCCAACAAATATGTTGTTTGAGATTTTTCCCTCAGTAAGAAGCATCGAAAAGAAATTCTCAATTCGAGACAATCTGCGATTAATCCTCTGTGCCATACCTTGTTATCCTAAATACATTTTACCTTATGATGAAAAAACTAAATATCAGTACCCTTGATGTAAGCTACGCATCCGTGCATCTGTGTCGGATAAACGCCAATAACCATTCCGTCAACGTCCATTCCGTACATTTTCCCACGGAAACGAATGCCAGCATTCAAACCTTCAGGAATATATTCTTCATCTTTTCCGTCTTCTCCTTCTTTCGTTGGCATCGGAAAATAGATTGTATATCCTAGCGTAACAACACCCGAATTAAAGAGTTTGTTGGTTTCCTGAATATCGCAATCAGTTTCAAAAATGATAGTTTCTACATTTTCTGTTTCGTCTGAGCTAGTATCAGTATCACCTAACATATCCCCATCGCTTCCGATAAGGTCTCCATCTTCTTTCGGCTTTTGTTCCGAGCGGTAGAACACGCCATGATAGGCATATTCATCCAAAGCATTTCTGTCAGTGTACATAGCTTACCAATCTGTTTCTTTAATCCATTTAACCTCTCCATCGGTTTCATTGAGAGCTTCAAGTTTTTCATCCTCTCCATACTTCTTGTAAAGTCTTTTGAGTTCTGATTTGATACTCAGCAATGCCGCCGACGTAATGGTCTGAGCACCTACCGTAAGAGTATATGCGCCATGTTGGTTTGTGGTTGATGCAGTCTGATAGACACCGAATACAATCTTTTCCAAGAGTGCAATCTTACATCTGTCTTTCTGTTCTTCTGTCAAGTCCAAATAAGACTCGACATCAGAAACGCCGCAATCCAAAGCAACATTGTTTAATGCCGACTTGTCAAAGACAAAGTTAGTCATGCCGCTCAGATAGTCCAATATGTCAAACTTCGATGCTGCCATTGAGAGATAAATGAATTAAATGTTATCGTATATTGTGAGTGAACCACCATTAATTACCTGCTGTTGAGGTATCAATGATTACGTGGTTCATAAAGTCGAGAAGTGCAGGGCAAGCCGACATCATGACCTTAGTTTGCCACTCGCGGAACTGACCGTTATCCATTGCGTAGTTTCCTACGGTAACGAGTCCGTCAGCGATTGAAGCCCAAGAAACATCAATGTTCTTTGCGCCATACTTCTGTTGAAGTGTCTGGTCGTAGATAGGAGTCCACTTGAACTCAACGCTATCACCGATAGGGCAAAGTACAACAATCTTATCATCCCAACCTTGCACGAATGCGTCAGTTGTAACAGTCTTGTTGCGCTCCTTCTCAACGACAATCTCGATAGGCGAAAGACCTGTCATGTCGGAAAGTGATTTCTTGAAGTCCTCGTCCAAAATCTGCATGTTAGCAGTATATGCGCGGTCGTGAGCCTTGCACCAGTTGATGTACCACTCCTTAACTTCCTTGTTCTGCAAGAATACATCGCGGTACATCTTGCGAGTCATCTTCCATACGAGAGAAATCTCAGTACCGCCACGCTCATCGCGATAATCGTCTTCAATCTTTCTCATCTGTGAGATAAGGTCGCAGTCTGGGTCAGTCCAAGCTTTTGCACCAGCCTTCTTGCGGTTCTCTGTTGGGAATGGTTCAACCTTCTGCAAGAACTGCTGCAAACCTTCACCCTTGCCCTTCCAACTCATCTTTGCAGTTGTCATAATCTGTGCAGTCAAGTTGGAGAGTGTTGCCTCTGCTGAGTTCTTACCTACCTGAACAACATCGCGCACCCAAGCAGCCATAAGGTCTGCATCGTTGCCGAACTGCTCAAAGAGTTTTTCCTTATACTCGCGTTGTCTTGCGTTCTCAGACCACTTGTAACCGATAAAGTCTGGAATTGTACCTGTGTACATCTCCAAACCCTCGTTATCCATTTCTGGAGCATCGCCAAGTGGAGCGCGAAGGTGCATCAAAGGAGCAGCCTCTGCCTTGCGAGACTTGATGCTGAATGAAGCCACGCCATCGTAGTCTGTAGGTGTAGGCATAGAAGCTCTACGACCTTGTGTGAGATACCAGCCATAGTTGGTATAGAGCAACCCCTTGGTGTTCAAGAAGGTTCTCAGAAAGTTGATGTTATCCTTAGAAGAGAACAACTTGGCGTATCTCGAATTGTTAAAATCAAATTGTTGCATATCCTGAATACTTAAATTAATGATATGTTATCCTATTGTTATCCTATTGAAGTAGAGCGGTTAGAATCCGAACCATCCGTTCTCTGTTCTTGTGTTCATCGCAAGTACGGCTGGTGGAAGCTTGTTGCACTTTGCCAAGTTCAAGATTACTCTTGAATCCTTAATCAATGCTGGAGTGTAAGAGTACTGAGCACCCTCACCTTCCTCAACATTGGTTGACAAGTTAGGGTCATAGAAGAAGTCGTTATCTTTATCGAAGTAAGTGTTAGGATTGGTAACCATTGCGGTAGTCTTCGCACCTGCCTTTGCTGCTTCAACGAGAATATCACCCTTCTTTGCGGTTGCGCCAAAAGCTGTACCGAGAGTTACGATAAATACGTTTGCACCACCTTCTGTGCCTTTGGTTACGCCTGTAACTGTAAGACCAGTACCAGTACCAGTAAGAGTTGATGGAGCGACCATAATGTTATCACCGATAAAAGGAATGTGATGGTAGCCATCATCTACGAGATTGATTGTCAAGTCTTCTGCTGTGACATCCTTTGCCAACTCGTAATACTTCAAAATCTTGACGGTCTGACCGCCATTCTTGCCGTAAGTGTCTGGGTCATACTCGCAAAAATCACCTGCGTAAGCCTTAGCGCGACCCTTGAACGGATTTGTGATAACACCACCAAAAGGAGGGTAAACGAATGCGTCCTTGTTGCCGCTTACGAGGTTAATGAAAACGCTTCTATGACCGCCAATCTTACCATGTGCTTGGATGAGTGTACGACCGCCAAAGTGACCGCCATATCCATGCTTCAAATAGAAATCATCTGCTGCTGCCATAATTTGTAAATTTGTTTAATAGTGAATGAATAATGTTATTCGCCTGCGTCAGGGTTCACGATACCCACAACATCAGAGAAATCGTCAGCCTTGTCATTGTCACCACCGCCAGCACTACCTGGAGTGTTGTTGTTTGGCTTTGAATGAGAGAGATTGTAAAACTCTTCCGCATCCGTAAATTCCTGCTCGATGTCCGAGTCCTTAGTGAGGTTCAACTTGTTCATGTATTTTTCAATCCACTTACTATCGTTGATACCTTTCTCCTTGAACTTTGCGAGAAGTTCACTACGTTTCTGTGATACAAGCTTAGATGCTTCGTATTCTGCATCCTTCTTCTCTAGAGCTTCCAAGCGTTCCAAAAGCTTCTTTTCTACAGCCGAAGGCTCTTTGCCATCGTCCTTTGGATTTGGCTTAATGTCGGGATGCTCATCGTTCCATTTCTTGATGAAGTCGGCATTGTCCTTCTCGTAGTTGCCGTTAAGGGAAACATACTGCGGCAAAATCTTCTTCACCAAATCATCTAACTCTGTATCTTCACCAACTAAGAGGTCAAAGTGGGAATCACTCAAACTCTTGATTGTCTTTTCACTGATGGAAAGGTGTTTTCCGTTTGCAGTGAGTTTTGCTTTTAGGGTGTCTAAAAGTTGTTGTTTTGTAAACTTCATATTACTAATTTTTAAAATTCTGCTGCAAAGATAATTAAATAATGTGGTGATTTTTAGATTTTTAGAAACTCTATTTGTTACGTAACCAATATAGAATTATTTTCACACTATTATATATTATAAATTAGGTATCTTTGCAGCATGAACACGAATAAAGATATAGAAATCAGACCACAAGAGGGCTTTCAAATGTCCTTTGCAAGTAGCAACGTTGACGTTGTTTTTGGTGGCGGAAATCTCGGAGGAGGCAAATCGTATGGTCTTGTACTTGCGATGGCAGAGCCGTTAATGACCGACCCAGATTTTCGTGCAATGATTTCACGCCGTTCACTTGGTAATCAAAAAGCAGGTGGAGGATTCGTAGAGAAGTTTAAACAGATATTCGGAGCTGATTATGTGAAAATCAGAGAGAGCGAGAATCCGCGCGTTACATTTCCGAATGGAACGTTTGTCGATTTGACGTATCTTGACGATTCCAATATGGATAAGTTGAGAGAGCGCGCGAAAGGATGGGAGTACGATTTGATTGCGATTGACGAGTTGACGGAGATGACTTGGGAAGTTTTCTCATACGTTATGACCCGAAACAGAGGTCAGAGCAAGACGTTTACAGGTAAGTTCTTTGCAACACTTAACCCGAAGCGTAGCCACTGGACGAGAATATTTCTTGATTGGTACATTGGCTCAGACGGTTTTATCATCCCAGAGCGTGATGGTGTAGTCAGATACTTCTATTGTGCAGGACCGACTGTTAAGGATGTTGTTTGGGGAATGTCTAAGCGAGAAGTCTATGAAAAATGTAAGATAGATATAGACAGAAAGCTTAAAACCATTGGCGGCAACTTTGGATATGAAGTAATGATTAAGAGTTTTGTTTTCTATCAAGGTAAACTTGGTTCAAACAAGAAGATGCTTGAAAACAACTCTGGCTATTTAGGTTCTGTAGCGGCATCGGGCGGCAGAATGGCACAAGCTCTTATGGAGGGTAACTTCAATGTTGACCCCGAAGAAGAAGAGGATATTCCGATTCCAAGCCAAGCGGCAAGAGATTGTTTCGTTAAAGACCCAGCCGTAAATGGTGACAAATGGATAACAATCGACTTGGCAGATTTCGGAAAGGATAATACTCTGATGTTGTCGTGGAATGGATTCCACGTTGTCAATTACGAAATCGTTATGCATTCAACACCGCGAATCAATGCTGAAAGAGCTAGGCTGTTTGCGGCTAACGAGGGAGTAGCAGAGAGCCATATTATCTATGATGCCACGGCAGGTAGGTATTTCAACGACTATATACCAGATGCTATCCCTTACATATCAGCAGCAAAGGCAATGGGAGTTTATTACTTGTCAGCTATGACAATAAAAGACCTATGTTACTTGCGACTGAGCTACATGATTAAGCGAGGACAGCTTACATTCTCTGATAAGGTTGCAAATGCGGTTTATACGCATCAAAACCTCAAATACAGAGTTTCAATGCAGAATGAGTTCATGGAAGAATGCGCAGTAGTTCGCTTTGACAAGATGCCGAGCGGAAAGAAGAAGTTGCAGAGCAAGAAGGAAATGAACAGAAATCTTGGAAAAGACCGTTCTATGGACTTGCTTGACCCTTGCGCAATGAGAATGTACCCATGTTTGAATATGGAGTATGGTAGCGAGCTACAGGAGGGATTCAGACTTGCAGAGAAAGAAGTTGAAGAAAAAAATCCTAATGCTCAGAGTATTTATGATGATACGTTGTACTATTAATTTTAGAATATATGCTGAAAAAAGAAAATATAAAAATGATTCTTGAATCCGTGCGGATTGACTGGGATAAATGCGATGAGAAAGACATTGCATTTGCTATCCTCTGTGACGCATTGGAAGATAAGACTTTAGCGTATCGTCTTGCTTATCGTAAGAGTGAAAAGGATGCCGCGAAATTCTACGAAACTCCACGATTCAAGAAACTGCTAGATGTTCTAGAACCTTTCGGTATCGGCAATGTTAATAACAACGCTATTACCAAAGAAGAGAACAAAAACGAGCTTCTTAAAATGCTTGACAAGATAGACCAAGCTCTTAGTGACGGAAATCTTGAACCGAAAGATGCATTGAAGATGCAGACTGATATACGTGTAAAGCTGAATGACAAATTCGAAATGGAAGAGTCACAGAAGCAGAAGCGAATCATCGTAGTACCAAGCAAACACGATATTGTTTGTCCTAATACAAACAGAGAATGTAACTACTGGGCTTCAAAAAAAGCTTGTTGCAGACATTATGGATTGATTGACCCACAAGAGAACAACGATTCACAAAATAGCAACGATGTTGAACCATCATTAAACGACAATAACGATGAGTAGAAAGAGACAAGATATAATTAATGATTTTTTGGAGAATCCACAAAAGCTGCTTCTGAAAAAGCCGTTTTTGAGGGGTTCGCGCTCTATTACCATCAATGACTCTTCTGATGGTTCTGATATTAAGACAAACTTCTGCAAAGAGGCACAGCTTCCGAATATCAGCAAGATAGTTGTTAGCCAAGAGCGTTTTGCGAAGGAGTTAGACCCTTATTCTCACAGGGTATTGTTTGATACGAACTTACCTTCTATATGCTGCAAGCTTGATGATGGCAGTTATTGCGAGATTGAGTTTAAGAAGTTTGGCATTCCTATGCAACGGCGTATTGTTGATAAGAAGTCTCTATGTTTAGGTGGTAACAAGCGCAACCACATACTGCATGACAGCAATCCGACTGATAAACTCAAAAAGAATTTTGCAGATTTCAAGTGGCACTGGGACGAAACGAATCAGGATGGTATCGAAATGCAAGCTATACGCATTCAACAGAGCTATGGAGACGTAGGATTGCTCGTTTACATGAATGAGGATAACGAAGTGAAATGCAGATTGTTCTCGTATGAAGATGGCTATCAGATTATCACACACAAAGACGATAATGGAGAACCGCTTCTTGATTGCGTGTATTATCGTACTGAGGATAATGTAAGACACATTGATGCATACGACAAGACATATCATTATCATTTCACAGATGTATTTGTACAAGACGTTGATACAAACGAAGTACTGAAAGGATGGTGTTTGGAAAGCAAGGAAGAACACGGATTCTCGGAGAGTCCACTTGTTACAAAGCGTGGTGATGTTGCTTGGAATAACGGTCAAGACCTTATCGAGCTATTCGAGATTATCTATAATCTGTTTGCGGTCATTCAGAAACGTCACGGATGGGGAATCCTTTATATCAAGGGTAAGCTCAATGAAACCGCAAAGAAGATTGCTGGTTCTATCATCTTGAATGATACAAGCATTGAAGGAAATGGTAGTGCTGAGTTCAAGACTCCACCTTCTCCACAAAACATGATTGAGTTCATGCAATCAATCCTCGACCAATTGCAGATTGCTACAGGATGTACATTTATCTTGCCGAAAGATATTAAGTCTAGTGGCGATATAAGCGGTTTGGCAATTCAAATGACACGTTCTTTGGATATTGAGGAGGCTAACAATGCAGCTATTGAGTGGCAGAATTTCGTTAGCAAACATTCAAGACTGTTCAAGGAGGGATTGGCAAAGCAGTTGGTTGCAAGCGGTGAGAATCCTACTGCAATTACTGAGTTTAAGCAGATGAGAATCAGTACATCATTTAAGCCATGGCAGCCATTCGATGAAAGTGCATGGAATCAGATGCTTTGTACATTGAGCGGTGCAGGTTTGATTTCTACTAAGACTGGTGTTGAAAAGAATACTGTTTCTACACCTGACGAGGAAGTAAGATTGCAGACTCAGCAAGAAGAGGCAGATGAACGTGCCGAAAAACAAGCTGAGATTACCGCAAGGACAAAGAATACAAACAATAATAAAGAATAAACATGAAGGCAGAATCATTATACATACAGAAGTTGACTTACGATGAGAACACTGGTAATGAAATTATCGGTTTGTTCCCATCGGAAGCTAACCCTGCTATTGTATCATCATATACCTACGATGCAAAGCGTATGGGTGGTGCTCCTACCCTTACTGCTACAATATATTCATCTGAGCCTTTGCAATGGAAGAAGGAAGAGTTCGTGGAGTACAATGGCGATAGATTCTTTGCGTCCTATACACCAAACTCTACAAAGGATAATTCGTCTAGAATGTGGAAGAACGAAATCACTTTCACATCTAGAAGAGAATTGCTTGATAACACTCTGTTCTTTGATGTTGTCGTTGATGATGTTGATACACAGAATAAAGACAGATACCGTTCAAACCAGACAAAGTTCACGTTTGGTGGAACTATCCATGAGTTTGTTGCTCGCGTCAATAGCTCAATGACATATTGTGGATTGTATCGTCCTACAGATGAATACAAGGGATATTACGTTGTTGTTGACGAAGGATATGGAACAGATGAAGTTAAGGAAGTATCATTTGAAGACCAATATTTGACTGATGTTTTACAACTTATCAACACAACTTTTGAGCTTGATTACTACTGGGATGGCAACGTTTGCCATGTCGGCAAGGTACAGCACGACTTAACCGATATACCTATAAAATATGGTAGTAGTGATGCTCTTATCTCTGTATCTAAGGAGAATGCGAACTATAAGATAGTTGATATGATAACTGGCTACGGTTCGTCCGATAACCTGCCATATTACTATCCTAATGATGATGAGTTCGGTGAGGCTATATTTGACGCAAAAAATATAGCAAGTGAGCATGTAGATGTTACGTTATCGGATTATTTGAGATATTCAAAATATAACGATAATCTTGTTCTTTTTAAGAGTAAGAAGGGAAAGTACGAAGGAAATGTTGATGTGTCTACATTATATGTAAGAGATACTTATTCTCCTGAGAATCTTACGCAAGCTGACAATAGTCAAAATCCAAAGGTTAAATGTTGGTTTTGGGTTAGTATAAAAATAAATGTAAAGAAAGGTCAGATTATAGATTTCTCTAAAATCTCGTTTAATTTTGAGCTGTTTGACTATATTCAAAAAAAAGAGAATATAACAAACCTATCAAGTGCAACAAGAACCATAAATATATACACAACATATCACGACCTTTATAAAAACGTATGTACTGATTCTAACTTGGGTGATGCATGTAGTGTTGAATTTGCAGAAGATGGAACATTCTATATTGATATTGATGCAATATTTTCATACAACTGCAAAGTGTTCACTATGGACGGAAAAAGAACATTTCATGGTTCAAGTGCATGGAAGGTTTCTTTTAGTGGTGATGTAGTTTTTTCTCTTGACACAAATTCAGAATATAGTTGGAAAAATGGTGATAATTATATTCCTCTTGACAATTCTGGTATTTATGTTAACGGAATAGCATCTGCAAAATATGTAGAGTATGACTATAACTTCAGAAAAAATGACGAAGGTATTTATGGGTTTGATAAAATCTATACTGGAACAGAGGATGATGCAGTACAAGTGTCTGTAACAGGTCGAAAATGGATTGCACCATCATCGGTACTTATGCCTTCTATATATCGTAACACGAAAGGTGCAGAGCGTTTCTATTATGCTTTGAATAACACCCACAAGTTGCCAAGCGGTAGTGGATATTACGAGTTTGTAAACTTGTACAAGAAAGGAAATCCTCATCAAGGAACTGTTACTTTTGGTGATATAAAGCCAACTATAAAAGGAATTGTAAATGCAGAAGGACAGCTATTCGGAGAGATTGCAGATATTGCTTTTGATAGTGCTGATAGTGATGTAAAGGATAGTGACGGAAAATATATTCATAGCTATTTCTATATAAAGTTGCATAAGTTTAATGGTGATTTTGGCTTTGACTTGTTTGCTCATGCTTTGGCTAGTGAACCTGCAAAGATAAACCTCATCAAGAGTAACGGATGCCCTGCATGCTCATTTGTGATTTACAATCAACCGAGTACTGACAATTCGAAGTGCTACAACTGTGTAAGTGTCGATGAAAATGGAAACTTAAAACCAGTTCGCACAGATAAGAATGACTACATCTTTGCTAACGCTAGCGATGCTTACGAAGATAAGCTAAACCAAGATTCAACTCAGAAAGAGTTATGGATTGCGGTTCAGAAGGACACATCAACTCTAGGTATCATAATGCCAAACGCGAGTGCTGGATTTAAACCGCAAAAGGGAGATTTGTTTGTTATCACAGGCATCAAACCTCCAAAGGTTCTTGTAACGGCAGCAGAGAAACGACTCGATGATGCTCTTATCAAGCACATGAGCGAAAACAATACAGACCAGTTCAACTACTCTGTTAAGTTTTCTCGCATATTCTTGCAAGAAAATCCTGACTTTGCAAGTAAGCTAAACGAGAATGCAAAGCTGTCAATACAAATACAGGGCGATTCGGATAGCGATGGAAATCTTATTAGTCACGAAGTTTTCGTCAGCAACTACTCTGTAAAGGTTGATAACGATGAGCTGGCAGAAGTTGAGATTGAGCTTGTTAATTCGTTGGAAGTTACAAAGAGTGATACGAAGCAGATTATTGATGCAGTAAAAGGAGAAACTGTTAAATCTCTATCTAGCATGGTTGGTGGTAGTAATACCAATAGCTTTAATGCTAGTATAACCGATAAAATGTATCTCTCTAAACTGAAAGACGACACCGCAAAAGGAACTGTTACCTGGGAAAAAGTGCAGAAGTTCTTGCAGGGATTGCTTGTCGGTGGAGGCTCGTGGACTCCAGACGCAGAAGGTCGTTCGCATCTCATCACCGATTACCTTGAGGTAAGAATGAAGGCTATCTTCGAGGAGCTGGTTATCAATAAAACATCCACCATTGGCGGTAAGGAGATAATCTCTCCTGCTGGCGGTGTGGTGGCTCATAAGGTAGAAGAGGTTACTGTGACATATAATAATGTGTCACAGAAGGCTTATCGTTGCTATTTCTTAGCAGAGCAGGATGGTGATGAGGTAGATAACGACTTCGCGGTTAACGACCAAGTGCGCTCGGAATCATTCAATGTTCGCAAGGGCACTTATCACAAGGCTGGCAATCACTTCTATTGGCGATTGGTAATCGGTCGTGATGAAGACCCTGTAGAGCTGGAAGGAAAGAAATATCATTATATCGACCTCTCTGATACCGATTGCGCTACGGCAAGCGACGTACCTGCTAAAGGTGATGTGCTCAATCAGTGCGGTAATAGAACCGATGTAGAACGTCAGAACTGCCTTATCTTCTCGGCGGTAGATACCTATTCGCCATCCATCAGCCTCTATCACGGCATCAACAGCTATTCCTTTGCCAATAGGGAGTATGTGGAATATGGTGTGAATAAGCAGAATAACAAGGCTTTCTTCCACGTCTACGGAGATATGTACTTCGGAGACAGACCTACTAGTGCCAATAATTACGAGGGTGATTCCTACGTCAAGTATGATAGCGACAAGAAGAAAGTAACCATCAAGGGAGACTTGGATATTAAGTCCACCTACGATGGAAAGACCTTGGATAAGTACATCACCGAGAAGAGCTTGGATAAGAATGCCGTTGAGACCATTATCAAGAAATCGGAGACGATTACCGACCTTCAAAACCAGATAGACGGAGCTATTGAGACTTGGTTCTATGACGGCGTTCCTACACTCAAGACCGAACCTGCTAGCGGATGGGACACGGACATGATGAAAAACCATCTCGGGGATTTGTATTATGACAACAAGACGGGCAAGGCATACCGCTTTGCCAAGGATGGCTCTACCTATAAGTGGATTATCATCACAGACACGGAACTGACCAAGGCAATCGAAGATTCAAGCCAAGCACTCAAAGATGCAAAATCAAAGAGACGTATCTTCGGCTCTCAGCCAGTTCCACCATACGACGTGAACGATATGTGGGTCAATGCCACTTATCCTTCTGACGGCAGTACCTACAAGAATGAAATCTTGAAGTGTTCCACCTCCAAGGCAGAAGGTGAAGAGTTTGATATTGCCGATTGGAAATTGGCTAGCAAGTATACCGATGACACGAAGGCAGAGGAAGCAAAGAAAGCTGCTGAGAAGGCGCAAGCAGAGATTAAGAACACGCAAACTAATTTGATTGCCCTCGGAACGACCGTATCTAACAATAAGAAGGCTTTCGATGTTTTTACCTCTGATGGCTACTTGGATAGTTCTGAGATTGCGGCTATCGCACAGGATAGCAAGCGACTGGAGGACGATTATAATGCAGCCGTTGAGTCGTATAATAATGTTGTTGGCTCTAAGTTCTTGTTGGATAAGGATGGTAAAGAAACGACCTATAAAACGGATTTGGTTTCAGCTAAGGCTACACTCGATAGCGCAAAAAATGAACTCATTACCTATCTTTCTGACATCGTAAGCAGATACAACGCTTCTGATTCAAATGGAAAGGCTACCATCAAGGCGGCTGCGGCTCAGAAGTATACCAACTTCACGAATGCTTATAAGGCTTTCTACGACAAGCTGGGTGTGGCGAACAACTATATCACGTCTAATCTGTTTGATGGTCTCAATACTAAGCTCATCACCAATATGGCAGGTCTTGAATACATCAAGGCTGCTCTTGTTGATGGAGACACAGTAGTCAAGGGTGGTCTTATCCTCTCTACATTGATAGCCTTACGTAACGATAAGGGAAATGTTACCGCAGGTATCAATGGAGCGGACACGAAGGAGAATGGTATCGCCCTTTGGTTAGGTGGAAAGGCTATCGACAAGCAAGCCTCCACGACAACAGAGGAAGAGAAGAAAATTGCTGCCAAGTCCATCCTACGCTTTGACGGAACTGGCTATTTCGCAAATGGAAACCTTTGGTGGGACGCAGACGGTACTTTGCACGCAGACCCGACATCTTTCATTATCAACAAGAATAATGTTGGTGTACAGCTTGCTCTCTTCGCACCTGTATGGAAGAGCGGAACGACCGACACAACAAAGCTGGCAAACGTATTATCTATCGACCCACAGAAGCCTTTCACTCATCTTGACGTATCGGGTAACGTGACAACCGAAGGCAGCTTGAAAATTGGTGGAATCTATCTATCGTATGATAGTGCCAACAATGCCCTTCGACTATCCAAGGACGCTGCCGGAAAGGAAGCGGCTAACTTCTATACCACAGGTGGTATCACGGCATACGGAGCAGGAGCATCTACCACGGGTGGTGGCGGCTTGATTGCAAGCGTAATCAGCTATGCGAGAATCTTAGAAGGAAGCTATACGGATGCAGACTTGACTAGTATTCCGAATGCCTATGCTATCAAGGCTCTCAGCAGCCGAATTGACAACATAGCCACAGAACTTGGCGGTCTTAATCTCTCTTGGAATAACATCACGGGTAAGCCATCAACATTCACACCTAGTGCGCATACCCATAAGTGGACAGAAATCACTGACCGCATCACGAAGGTAAGCCAGCTTACCAATGATAAAGGGTATCTGACTGCTCATCAGTCTCTCGCAAGCTATTATACCAAAGCGGAGATTGATGCAAAGGGCTATACTACCAATAAGGGTACTGTTACATCTGTAGCTCTTACCCTTCCTACTGGTTTGACGTGCGCAACTAAGACTATCACAACAAGCGGCACGTTTGCTATTAGCCTTGCTTCGGGTTATTCTATACCGACAACGGCAAAGCAGACGGCTTGGGATGGTGCGGTATCAGCAAAGCATACTCATAGCAATAAGTCTGTATTGGACGGCATTACATCAACGAAGGTAACTTGTTGGGATAGTGCCTATGACTGGTACGCCCTTATAACTACTGACGAGGAGACTGCGGACGGCGTTATCAATAAGTGGAACGAGGTGGTGAGCTTCCTCGCCAATATTGCGCAGACAGACACTTTAAGTGGTATCGTTGATGGTATCAATAAGTCTATATCTGACGAGGTAACAAGAGCGAAAAAGGCAGAAGGGGTGAACGCTTCGGGCATATCCACCAACAAGACGAGTATCACCACCTTGCAGGGCTACTTTACAAGCGGTTCAGCGAAAAAGGCTCTCCAGCTCACGAATACTCACAAGCTTTGGGGTAACTCGTTTAACGGTACTGCCGATATTAACGGAAGTATCATCGTGCCTGACGGAAAGTACATCTCCATCGGCAACATAAAGATGGAGTATGATGCAACCAATAAGGCGTTGAAGATTACGAACACTACGACTAACGAGGTGGCAAACCTCTATACTAGTGGTGGTGTTTCTGCCTATGGTGTTGGGACATCATCATCCAGTGGTGGCGGCTTGAACGGCAGTGTGAAGAGTTATTCAAATGCCTTGAAGCTTACATCAGAATCGCTGAGTGAGATTGCTTCTGCCTACTCCATCAAGGCTCTTGATTCTCGTATCTCCAGCTTGGAAGGTGGTAGTGCTACTGCTATTTCTGTCAGCGGTAGCGGTAATGCGGTTACGTCTGTCACCAAGGATGGTACTACTATCAGCGTAGTTAAAGGTAGTACGTTCTTAACTAGTCATCAGTCACTTGATGGTTACGTTAATGCAATATCTGTAAGTGGAAGTGGGAATGCTATCACGTCTGTATCTAAAAGCGGAAAGGGTATTACATTTACTAAAGGTGCTACATTTTTAACTTCTCACCAAAGTCTTGCTAACTATTATACCAAAAGTAGTGTAGATTCACTTCTTAGTGGTAAGTCGGCAACTAGTCATACTCATAGTGTAAAGATTAACGGTGTTACTAAAACTATTGCAGCTACTGGTGGAACTGCTGTAGATTTAGGAACGTATCTTACTTCTCATCAAAGTTTAGCAAACTATGTTACTATTAATGATAGTAGACTTAGTGATAGTCGTTATCCTAAATTTGCTAATAATACTTGGTATTTAGTAGGAGATGACGCTTATATTGGAGACCACAATATTGGCGGTACGTTTTGTATTAAATCTGCCAATAATGTCAATGTAAGTGGTATAGCAATATATAATAGTGACGAAACTAAAGTTGCTAAACTATGGTTTGATAATACAAACATAAACCTTGATAAACAACTTGTTATGAATAACAAGCGTATTTGGATTCAAGGTGTCGGTACTGCTGGAGGTAATAATAATAGACTTACTCTTGTAGCAGGTATGCCTAGCGGATTAGTATATAATACTTCATGCCGTGGAACGATTCTTTATTCTAACGGTATAGCATTTGCTGACCCATATAATGGTAATTCAAATAATGATAGTGGATGGATTAGACATTTAGAAACTTCTGGTAATAGGGGAACTTTAGAAATAGCAGTAGGTGATGATAATTCAAATGAAGAAATTCATTTTAGATGGTATAATACAAATACAAGTGCAGAAACTATAGGAAATGATATAACTGTTCCTAGGGCTACAGGTACGTTAGCTTTAACTAGTCAAATACCTACTACTCTTCCTGCTAATGGAGGTAATTCTGATACAGTAGATGGTTACCATGCTAATGGTCTTCTCACTGCTATATCTAATTCCGATAAAGGTATTAGTATAACGGTTGGTGGAACTACTAAAAGTGTCTCTAATATTAGTGTCAATTATGCTAGTAGTGCTGGAAATGCAGATACTGTAGATGGTGTTCATGTAAATCAACTATGCCGTATTTATACGTTTAATGTTCATAATCATATTATCAAAGTTGGTACATTAACGTCTGGTCAATATGGTCATGTTTGTAAATTAAGATTTAACTCAGGCATTGGTTATAATGCGTCAAATCAAGATAAAGCTATGACTGTTGTAATTAGAGCTTCAAATGGTAAAGCAAATTCTAATGGATTCTATTTTGAAGCTCATAGTGAGTCTTATAGAGCAGGAGCGTTTACAACATTCTATTTACATCAGACTAGTAAAACCCAATGTGAACTTTATATGGCTGCTTTTGATTACTCAGGACAATCCACTTATGAAATTAGTTTTTCTGCTGGTGATTTGTGGACAAATGAAATGAGTGTTCAAAGTGCTTTGCCTACATCTAATATATTCACATTACCTAATTATCAAATAGCATATAATGATTATAATGTGGCTTCTGCAACTAAACTTCAAACTGCTAGAAGTATTTGGGGTCAAAGTTTTGATGGAACTGGTAATGTTGACGGAACATTAACTATAACTAATAGTGGTTCAGATGACCCTCATATTATATCTACAGTAAGTAAATGGTTTCATATTGTATCTAAATATAAACTTGTTTTATATGCTGGAGAATATAATAGTAGTCAAAATGATGCTATAAATATATTATCAAATCATAATGTAGGTATTGGAGTAGACCCTTCTTATAAACTACATGTTAAAGGTGATATTTATTCATCTTCTACTATTAGAACTGCTGCTCAAAATAAAGCTATAATGTTAACTAACGATGCCAGTCCTGCTTGGATTAGTGCTCTTGAAGGTCAAGTAATATTCAATACTGGTAATGCTATTCGTTTTGGTGAAACTGCTTGGGATTGGAATGAATGGGCTGGTCTTAAATATACTCATTCTAATAAAACTATTTATCTTGGTATAGCTGATAAATCTGTGTTTACTGCTAATAGTGCACAAAGTAATGGTACACTTAGACTTGCAGGTATTACAACTATAACTCCTGATAGTGGAGCTAGAATTGGAGGTAGTGGCGGTGATTTATTCCTAGGTAATAACAATAATAGTGATTGGGTTAAAGTTCAAGATATGTGTAGTCAACAAAATAGTAACCTTTGGCGTATATATCAAGCTGGTGCTGCTATGTTTAATACTCTTACAATTAATTCTGGCAGTACTTTTAATGGAGCAGTTAAAGTTAACAACATGCTTACTGCTAAAGGTATAATGTTTACAACTGCTGATGTAAACGCATTTGGTACTGATATTAATAATTGGGATGGTAGTATTGGAGCTAATGTTACTAATATGTTTAATGGTATCGAACATAATAATATAAGCTTAGAATATTCAGCAAATGGAGGAAGTTCTTGGACTACATATACTGCTAATCCTAATTCTTTATTTAATCTTATAAATGATAATTCTGATACGGAAAATTTTTATTTAGGTAATAATGAAATGAGTGGTAGTAGCGATGCTGATAAACTTACTCAAATTAAGAAAAATCAACTTAGAGTTACTATTAAAATACCTCCTGAAGTTTATCAAGAACTTAGTTGGATAAGTGTTGATGTAGACAATGGAGTTGATGTTAAATGTCAAGTATATTTTGGAAATAGTAGTGGTGTTTATACTGAATATGTTTCTAAAGTTATAAAAGGTTGGTCTCATAGATGTGATATTTGTGTTGGTCCTTCAAATGTAAATGTTGGTAATGATACATATCGTTATGTAAGATTAGTATTTAGTCATCTTAGTAGCCATACATCATTACGTAATGGCATTGTTTCTAGAATTAGAGCTTTGGCTTTAACAAAATATAATAATGGGTCTGAAAGATATAATATTAGTACTACTGGTCATATATATAATTATGATTATAATATGAATACTTACTTCCCTAATAGCATTCTTGCTAAAGGTGGAGTTACAGCTTATCAATCTTCTGACATCCGCTTGAAGCAGGATTTGCGGAAGCTGGACTACTTGGGTATCATCAAGGCAATGGGTGGCACTTATGGCTTCGCTTGGAAGAAGGACAACACAAGGTCTATCGGTTGGATTGCCCAACACGTCTTGTGCAACCCTCACTTAAAGGACATCGTGGAGACTGACGAGAAGGGCTATTACAAGATTAACTACTGGTCTCCGAAGCTGATTGCAACGGCATTCGGTGCTATCGAGCAGGTGGGCGATGAGGTCAGCAGGTTGAAGGCTCGGGTGGTCTTCCTTGAATCAGAGGTTCTGCGATTGAGTGGAGATAAGGAAGACTGCAACAAGAAGAGATTAGATAACAAGAATATTAATTTATTAAATTAGTTAAGAAAATGGAGAATTTAAAGATTAACAAGAAGAGTGAACAGACAACCGCCACTTATACCAAGGGCGGCTATCGAGTAGAAATCACCTACAATGTTGACAAGACTGGTGGCAACATTGAGAGCATCAATATGAGTATCTATGGTGACCCAAATGGTAATTATCTCGGCAATGCGAACGCAAGCTCCAACGGCAGCGAGCTGACCTACAACATCAGCGGTGTTCCTCAGAGCAAGCTCAGTGAGGTATCAGCATTGATTAAGGAGGTTAATTCCGCTATCGCCGCTAATATGGCAAGCGAGGCAGCAGAGTAAGTATCGTGAGTATTAACGCAGGGTGGCTCTTATAGAGCTGCCTTGCCTAGTGTTCAATGTAACAGTAGAGCGAGTTGTTACTAAAGAAGTTGTAACAGAATAAGGAACTGAAGTTGAATATTTAAAAAATAAAGATTATGTCTTACAATAGTGAAACTGGAATTATTAGTGCTCCTGTTAGCATTGATGATGTTAAACAAGCTCTTGGAGAGAGTAGCAATGACCTTGCTACTCTTTGTAAGAGTGAAAATATAAATATATGGAGTAAGTATAAACCTATTAGTTGTAAAGGTGACTTTAAAGAATATCCTATTAAAGAAGACTCTGATGAAATAGTAACATCTTCATATAGTAAATTTACTTGTGTTGTTCGTTGTGGTATGAATATACCTATAGATACTTATAAGAACTTACGTAATAATTATGGAGGAGAAGGTTTTGCAATTAAAGCTTGTAACAACCTTTACAAAGATAATGTATATGGTAATAATGGTTATATTAGTGATAACACAAGTACAAGTGTATCAGGAAAACATTTTCCAAAAGGTGGTGCTAATTCTCCTTATAGATTAGGTGATTTTAGAAACTATAATAGTAAAGCAACAAGGAATGCATTTCTGACTTCTATTCCTCAATTTCATACCGTTGAAGTTTATTATTCTTCAACTCCTAAATTTAATTGTGTTCTATATAAGAATACAAACGTTGATGATAATACAAATCTTACTATGGATGATATAATAACTGATTCATCTTTAGCTTGGTCTTTTTGGATTCAAATTCGTTATAATTCACCATATAATACTACTGATAAGATTTATAAAAATTATTATGTTGGTAATTGCAAAAAACCAACAGATTATATATACGCTAGCAGAGAAATAACTTTTGATATAGGTAGTGGAGATAAAGATATTGATATTGTGCCTTTTTTAGCATATACTCGTAACGCAACTTTATATGATAATACAAAAATAATTTTTATATCTCTTCCAGGTGCTATTAGTTTTAAATATTATCCTAGACAAATTAATATGGAAAGTATTAAAAGTGGTTCTAGTGGTTTTGTTGATTTCTCATCGTTGAGAGAATTAGTTGGTGCTAGTTGTATTTGTAAAGCTAAAATATATAAACTTCCTGATGCTGCATTAACAGTTACTGATGGTATGTTTAGAAGTGTTTGTGGATATGGTAATAATAAGACAACATACGGAAGAGGTTATGTATCTAATAGCTCTGGTCAAGGTACAGGCTCTGTAACTATTCCTGAAGGTGATAGAACAGATTATGTTGAAATATATATAAGATTTGATAATGTTTATGAAGGAGGTTATTATGGACAAATGTGTCAATTATCTTTTGAAATTAATATAGATGGTGGATGGAAACAAGTTCCTCCAGGAGGTAGTTATATTATGCGTTAAAACGTAGATGTTCTTAATATAATAAATGTGCTAGAAACGTATTTGTGGTTTACGTTCTCACCGAGAAAGCAGACACGTTGCGACCTAGTGATTACCCAACGTGGGGAAGCTGATTTTTTTAATTCGTAAATTTTGCTCCTCCTGCTTTGCTATTCGGAATTATTTTCTTAACTTTGCAGTGTTAATAGGAAAGGTATTCTGCTATGGCAATCTGACGAAGAATATTGTATAACATAAAAATAAAGAAACAATTATGAAAAAGATTAAGACAATCGAGGCTGTTGCAGCCTACAGAACATTGAAGGCATTGAAGACATCATCAATGAGCGATGATGCCGCTATGCGAGTTTGGAAGAATATGAAGGCACTGCGCCAAGTAGCCGATACCTACGACAAGGATGTGGAGGAAGCACAGGAGAGCATGAAGGACGATAAGTTCGAGGAGATGCAGCGCAAGCTTCAGGAGTGCCAACAGCTAGAGCATAAGCACGCCGATGAGGGCTACGAATATAACAAGGACGATTCAGCCAAGTTTGCTGAGGTCAATGAGTATTTCTTCAATCAGAAGCAGAAGACAGAGAAGTACTTCTCAGACCTTGCCAATGCCGAGGTAGAGGTAGACATCGAGGCAGTTGACGAGAAGGAGTTGTTCAAGGCAGCGAAAGATTGCGGCTTGAAGTTCGCTGATATGGAGACCCTTGATGTTGTGATAGGATAAACACTGATAAGTAGATATAGGAATAGCGTTAGAATTTGGTAAGGAAGCCGTTCTAACGCTATTTTTGCAGCCATCTACTTTCAGATTGTTACTTTTTATAAAGTTTAACACAAAAATATTCTCATTTCCGATTGTTTTGTGCAAAAAAGAGTATCTTTGCACCATCATTTAATTTAAATCAACCCTATAAATTAGCAAATTATGACTAAAGAAGACGAAGCCGAAGTTCAACGGCTATTGAATAATGTGGACGTTACCGAGCTGATGGATATGCTTAAGAAGCATGGTAATCGGTATAGCAGGAGAATACTAAAGTTTTTTCGCTGGTTCTGCAAGTATGTGCCTATCATTATTATGTGCTTTCATGCTTATGGAATATGTGAGTTCTCTCAGCATCCCCGTGAGATGTTTATCCCCTATAATGAAAATATGCCTTGCTATATCTTTATTTATTTCATGGTTTACGTCCTGCCGATGGTGACGATACTTGCAAGTAGATTTTTCTTCTTGTGCCAGTGGTATCGCATTCCATTTATATACTTCTTAGGCATCAATGCGGCTCATATTGTAGAGTGGAGTTGGTACACAACTAAAGATATGGTGGATTCATGCTTTACGGTCATGGTCGTGACAACTATATTCTATTTGTATAACTTTGCTAGAATGTTTGTTAATGATACGAAACTAGGACGTAAAATTTGTGCATAAGATATGGGAAAGATATTGAATTATAAGATACTCGGCACGGCTTTGAAGTCGCTGAGTGATGCTTGTTTTAAGGCAGACGAGCAGCAGAGAAATGGTGAGAAGGTCACCGCTTGCGGAATGAGCGATGATGACTTAGATAGATTGTGTGACATCATTCCAGATATGCTCAATCCTATGATGAGCACCGAGGAGGTCAAGGAAAAATTGCGCGTTTCTGATGCTACCCTTAACAGAATGGTGGCTAGGGGCGATTTGCCCCATGGCGAATGCAAAAAGCGAGGACATACGAGGTATTGGAAGAAGTGGGATATACTGCACTTCATTAAGAGTAAGAGAAAATAATAGTTGAACATGTAAGTATTCCTTACAAGTTGAGTAAGAGAGGTAAGTGGTTACCTCTCTTTTTTTATTATTTATGATACTACCTCCTATCACCTTAAATCTCTGATAATCAATCACTAAAAGAAAGTGTGATAGAGTTATATTTGCTCTCCCCTATTCTTTGTACCTTTGCATCCGTAACGTTACAATAGTGTTAGTTAATATTAAGGATAACTTAAAAAGATTGTATAATGGAAATGACAGATGCAAAGGTCGTAGAGAAGAAAATCTACGAAGAGGGGAAAAAGCATGACGATTATGCTTCTAAGGCTACAGGTAATGCTGGTCTTACCCTTGGTATCATCGGCACAGCACTCGGTGCTGGTGCTTGGTTGCTTGGCGGTAACAACCGCAGTGTGTTTGGTTCACTCGGTGGCAGCAATATGCCTGAGAACGTGAACATCAACGCCTATGGGGCTAACGCAAGTTCAAATCAGCCAACTGCCTTGCAGGTAATGGAGAAGGAATGCGATGATGAGGTGAAGTTGCTTACCTACATGTTCGGTATGAAGCTCGACACCGCTAACAAGTTCTACGCTATGCGTGAGACTGACATCGCAGAGAAGTTCTCTATGTACAAAGGTGCTAACGATGCTATCAACGCCGAGAACCGCCGTGCAATGCAGGCTGAGTTCGGTCTTTACAAGTCTCAGATTGATGCAGATTTTGGCTTGTACAAGAATCAGAGAGACCAGTACGACGCACTACAGGCTAAGTATAGCGACCTCGACAAGAAGGTAGCCGTGATGGAAGCCCTCACTCCTTACAAGGAGAAGCTTATGATGGCTTACGTTAACGAGAAGACCTGCAATTGCTTGCGTGGTCAGTTGGTACTCCCATCTACGCCAGTAATTTCGGGCTACGGCAGCTATGGCTGTAACTGCACTGCTCCTTCTACTCCCACTACAGGAGCGTAACAGAGCAGTAAGGAAGTCGGTTAGACGGACTAAGAAAAAATGAGTTGGTGAGGGGTGTTTGCCCTCGTTGGTGGATGCCCTCTCACCTCTCTATAATATATCACCAACTTTAAAGATATTGATTGTTATGATGAATTTTGGTAACAGCCCATTATTGGATATGGGCACAAGTCAGCAGCAGCCGCCAACGATGGATGCCGAGCTACAGAAGATGTACGAAGCAATACAGCAGAAACGAGCATCTATCAACATGCAAGCACAGCAGTCTCAAACCCCACTCTGGGATGAGATTGATAAGATTGAAGACAATCTTACAGGCGCACAACGTCAGTACTTGATGCAGAATCAGGAATACGTCAATAGCTTGCAATATGTGTCTAAGCTAGTGCAAGACGAGGAATTGCGCATTATACGCCCTCGTATCGAAAGCACTCAGCAAGGACAGGAAGCATTGAAGAAACATCTATCTTTGATGCAAAGACTGAGAAAAGAAGTAGCGCAAGCAGAGGAACATAAATCTGCTATGCTCAACGATTATATGACTAACCACAGCGACAAGACTTGGCAAGAGTATCTCGCTTGGTACAACAAAACAAAGAAAGGAGAAACTAAGAAATGAACGTAACAGAATTTAAAGAGAAACTGCTTGAATCGGTGGACGTTTGGGCAGATGCAAGAATAGACGATATGGTTAAGGCTAACCAGATGCTCGCCATACCATCAGTGTACATGAAACGTGCGGCGCACAATATTATATCCAAGTACAAGGATAATTGGGATAAATCGATAGACAACGCTACCCTATTTCTTGCTGATGAGAACGGAAACATAGATGTCAACACGATATTTGAAGATATGATGCAAATGCTAAAATCCGTGGAAGATTACAAATTCGATGTAGGTTTCATTCACGGACATATCGACAAAGGAGTTGTGTCTATTGACCTGCCAGACGGAATTGCTACTGCTATCATCTTTGGAAGCAAGCGAAGTATCAACTTCACAGAGGAGGACTTTGTAGAGTTGAAAGATTTGATAATAGGTTAAAAAATATACAAGATATGGAAACAAAAGACATTATGAGTAAGTTTGATGAGCTGTACGGAATGATGGCTTCATCAACAAACGTAAAGTACATGCACACATTTGGAGACACCATGCGCTGCATGATGAATGATATGGCAGCAAAGCACCCAGAGCTTGCGCAAGAGTATCTTGATAAGCTTTGCGCTATAAAATGGAAGAACTATCTTACCAAGAAGGAGGCTTCTGAGATTGCAAACGGTATGAATCCATCTGCAACTTGGGATATGCAGACGTGGCTCAACGCAATGACTGGTCTCGGACTTGCGACAGAGGAGAAGCCTTACTACAACGATTATGCTTTGTACGTTGCAATGAATCAGGTTGTAAGCGACCACGGATGTACAATTGCTAAGATACTCGGCAAGGAAGATGTTAAGGAGATTGATACAGAACATCTGGTGAAGTATGCCAACCACCTTGCACTCGATTTATTGAAAGACAAGGATGGTGTGTACGACATCAGAGAGTATTTCTTGAAGTAACACTAAAAACATACGGTTATGAAAAAGGTATTTGAAAACATATTGGCAAGCAACGATATACAGGCTATTAAGAATTGTGTTGCAACAATGGCTGATTGTTGCGAAGTTGGAATGAATGACGGTGTAATGCTTGATATGATGAAGCAAGTTCAATGTGAGATTGGCGAGTGCCATTTTGATGAAGAAATGGCAGACTTACATCTTTGTCTCATTAACCAGCTCTACACAAAGGATGTGGCGAAAGACTATTGGCACGAAGTTAAGAATGATAAAATCAATCTCGAAGACTGGTGTGTCCTTTGGGGAGAAATGGTAAAACGCAATGACGAAAAGATAAAGAAATGGTTTCCTAAAATCAATGCGCTCGATTATGAACGTAAGATTTTCGATGAGTGCATTTCTTTCTTAAATAACGGAGAATTGCCGTATCATGATTTAAAAGTATAAAGTTTTTCGTTATTCTGAATGAAGTTTCGTTTTTTTTTGCTATCTTTGCATCAGAAGACCGAAACTTTATTTTTATTTATTATTCAGGATAACAGATTATGATAGATTTATTAGATTCTTCGCAGATTCGGCAGATAGGTGTTACTATATTTTCAGCTATACTTGCCTTTGCAACGCCAACGGAAGGCTTCGTTTTGGCGTTGGTTATCGCCTTTGGCTTCAATATTTTCTGCGGTATGCGAGCTGACGGCGTGAGTGTTGTACGATGCAAGAACTTTTCTGCATCGAAGTTCAAGAACGCACTTTTAGAAATGCTCTTGTATATTGTTATTGTGTATGTCATGTATGGAATCATGGTAAGTTGCAACGACAATACAGAAGCATTATTTGTGATTAAGATGCTTACGTATATATTCTGCTATGTGTATATATGCAATTCGTTTAAAAATCTCATTAAGGCATACCCTAAGAATGTTGCATTCAGAGTTATTTATTATGTTCTGAGGTTTGAGTTTGCGAAGGCATTGCCTAGCTATTGGAAACCGATTATTGACAGACTCAACAATGAGTTTGATAAAAAAGAGGAGGAAAACAAAAATGGAAGTACTAATTGATAGAGCTTGGAAAAAGGATGGCTATACTATTAGCCGTCTGTACGTGAATGGAAATTTGTTCGGATGCAATACTCTTGAAGATACAGACAGAGGATTGAACCAAAGTATGGATTTGGACGAAATCAAGAAGAAAAAGGTATATGGGCAGACTGCAATTCCAAGCGGCAGCTATGAATGTGTATATACCTATTCTAACAGATTCAAGAAAATGCTGCCATTACTTCTGAATGTCAAAGGATTTGAAGGAATACGCATACATAGCGGTAACTCTGCAAAAGATACTGAGGGGTGTATTCTTATCGGTAAAAACGATAAGAAAGGATGGGTTAGCGATTCTCGATTTTGGACAAACAAGCTCATTCAGACCATGAAGACAGCTTGGGATAAAAAGGAAAAAGTAACGATTGTAATTCAGTAAGCTTATGAAACTGATTGATAAGATAACAAGAGTTGTAATTGCTATTGCAGTAGCAATGCTGATTCTATCAATGTTCTGTAGATGTACTACTACAAAGTACGTTCCTATTACAGAATACAGAGATAGGGTCGTAGTAAAGACGGATTCTTTGTTGAAGACTGATTCCGTCTATGTGCATGATAGTGTATCTGTTTATATTAGAGGTGATACAGTCTTCAAGGACAAGTACCATCTTCAATATAAAGACAGATATATTGTAAGAAACAAATCAGATACCTTGATTGTGCGAGATTCGATTCCATATAAAGTTGAGGTTGGCAAGCAACTATCAAAGACTGACAGAGTTTTCTTGAATATAGGTAAGATAGCATCAGTTTGTCTTTTTATAGGCATTCTCGCATTTTTGGGTTGGATATACTGGAAGTTAAAACTACATAAACGTTCTTAGTTTTTTCTTATGTTTTTATTTGGTTATTGATTTATAAACAAAAAGGGGGTGACCGCACGCGATGTGTAGCCACCCCTAAACATATAGATAATGCACAGAAGTTATTCGTCAGCCAGAATAAAAGAGATTCCATACTTTTCAGTATAGTAATTCTCGTTTTTCACACGTCTTGTTTGCGAATCGTAATATAATTCAGTTTTGTCAACAGTTTCATAGAAATAACCATACTTTTGTCTAAGATGATACATTGCATTTTGTATGCGCTTTGGAGTGATACGAACTTTATACTTTGTATTTTGTTCTAGACCGCTTCTTACACGCCACGATTCCATCTTTCTTGTATGAGTAATCTTCTCGCTCAGTTTAGAATAGTCGTATGATTTTCTACCAGAAGACCTTCGCTGTCTTACGTATTCATCTATTCTTTTCTGTGTTTCTTCGGTGTGCCTAAGATGATTCTTTGCAGCACACCGAATTATAGTAGTCTTGGCAAATCCTGTAATCTCTGCTATTTCCCTTGAAGACATCGTGGGATATAACTCAATTACTTTCTCTGTAAGACCTTTTACTTTAGAGTACCATACCATTCTTATCAGAAGAGCCGTAGCCGTTATCACCACGCTCTGTTTCGTTTAATTTGTCCGTCTCGATAAACATGATGTTATCACAAGTTTCAAGATGAAATTGTACGATTTTATCGCCAACCTTGTATCGCGGCATATTTGGCATAACGTGATAGAATACAGCCGAAATCTCGCCAACAAAACCATCATCAATGGTTGCTTCTGAGTTACTGAGAACCATGCCAGTCTTCCATACAGAAGAGCGAGGGCGGAGCGTGAAGCATCTTGAAATGTCAGCAGATTTGTTGCGGTTTTCAATCTGCAAAGCAAATCCAAGACCATACTTCCATACATTAGGCGCAACCTCTTCTTCTGAAACCGCATAGCAGTCGTAGCAGAAATCATCATTGTGCGCCTTAGTTGGCATAATAGCGTTCTCGTTGGTCTTTTTGAATAAGACAGGCACACCAACAACCTCGGTGAATCTATCAATCTCCATGCCATCAAAGTTCACCTTTCCGTAGAACATATCAGCAGGACGAGTCCAAACCTTGTGCTCCCCATAGAGAGCCTGATAAACAACTTCTTTCTTCTGAGTTTCACTATTAGTGACCTCAGTAACAAATCTGTAATAACACCCTTTGAAATGTCTATAAATCTTTTCCATTTAAATATTTAAAGTTTAAAATTCATGTTTCTTGCAAACCTTATCACAAGATGTTTCGCAATCTTTTTTGTAGCACCATCCATTGCCTAAGATGTCTTCGCATCCCATCCAAAGACAGTTACCACAACATTTTTCTTCTTTTTCCATATTACTGATGTTTTATCACTTCCAAATACTTCAACTTTGCGAATCGGTATGAGTGATATATGCCACAAAGATTTTTCACTTTTGAAGTGAAGCACAGAATGCAGCCTGTATAATCATCAAATCCTAAGATAATATACTTTTCCTCTACATAACCTGCTACGTATGCCCCGATGTCCTTACCTTTATAAAGAACTCGCTCACCCATATGAGCATTGAAAAATTCCTCGTTTGTCATACGCTACTTGAATTTAATGATAAAAAACTCAGTATCAAGCCACTTGTCGGGGCATAAGCCCTTTTTCGGCTTACCAATACTGATACTCTCAATCTCCTTTTCAATTCGTGGACTATCCTTGCGGTAGCCGTTTATGAAGAGAACGTGAGTATATTGTTTTAACACAATTCTCTGTGCGTCAATATATTTTTTAAGTAAATCCGTTCGCCCTGCCAAAGCCAAGGCAAGATGTCGCACATCAACAATATTGCTGTTGTTTTGAAATAATCGTGCTACCCAATACGGCTTTATCTCCCGATACTCTTCATCCTTTTTTCCGTCAGCAATCATGTCAAACCATTGCTTGCTGACGGTGAGGGTCAGAACTTTCTTCTTCATCTTTCCACCTCCTCCCAGTCATTTGCGAGAATGTCACCATCAACGCACGGCATGCAAGCAAAAGGAATGTTCAGATAATCCGTCCCCCATATATCATTAAAGGATACAAATCGGACGTAAATTTTCTTCTTATTAATAAATGCTTTTCCATTACTCCATATCCTACGTTTCACTTTCTTTCCTTCCTTCATTCTTCTCAGAGCCTCCGAGAAGTCAAATATTTCCTTGCTCATTATAATTTTGCTTTAAAGTTGTAAATTGGCTTAATGACATCAATGACATCAACCGTAGGTTTGATTAACTCAACAATCTCTTCGGTTGGCTTGTATGCCATAGGTGCTTCATCAATGGTTTCTTCACAAACTGATGTGGAATAAATACCATTCATTTCATTCTTGTAAGAATCCATAGATAACTCTTTCTTTGCCTGTGTACGAGACATTAATCTACCTGCGCCATGAGGGGCAGAGCATAGCCAATCTTTGTTACCTTTTCCCTTGCAGATAAGAGAACCATCACGCATATTCATTGGGATAATGACTACCTCATCCTTTTTTGCACTGATAGCTCCCTTTCGCAATATACCCTTGTCTGTATCTATATAGTTGTGAATGGTTGTAAAAGAATACTTATCTGAATTAGCATCAATATCTACACCTAAAGCATTTACAAGTCTGTTGGCGATAATCATTCTGTTTTGTTCAGCATATTTTTGAACTATGCGCATATCATTGAGGTAGTCATTGAGCAAATCACCTTCCAAGTAAGAAAGTTCCTTGCTTATATTTTTAGTACCTAATGACTTAATAACACTCTGTATCTCATTTTCTCTGCCTTCGCTTTTTAGCTTGGCAATAACCTCCGACTTATCGGCAGCCTTCTTGTGGCAATACTGGTAAGCAAGGTTTTGGTAATAGTTGCATACCCTAACTCCAAGGTTTCTACTTCCTGTATGTATCACAAGAAACTTCTCTCCTTCTTCGTTTGCATCTAACTCTATAAAGTGATTACCCCCACCAAGAGAACCAACAGAACGATATACTATTTCCATGCTGTCAATACAATCCCAAGCACGGAATTTACCAAACATACAACCATCAACCAATCCGTTTATGTAGGCTGATACTTCTCCCTCGTTGACATTAAAACCAGACGGAATCAACTTATTGACTGCTTCATCAAATTTCTGCAAGTCAATATCAACTTTACCAAGTCTTACGACTTTCATGCCGCAGCCTATATCTACTCCAACAGTGTTAGGAACTACTCTGTTATCAAGCTCTATTACCGTGCCAATAGTGCATCCTTTACCTGCATGGCAATCTGGCATTATTCTTATTTTACAACTATTGTAAGCCTCGCTATTAGATAGGGTTTCTATCTGTTTGATAGCTTCATCTTCTATTGTCTTTGCGAAAATCTGAGAGTGTAAATTAAACTGTGTCAAGCTACAATAAAAGTAGTTTAACACAGTTTTTATATT